TCAACACCCTTAAGCTGCATATTCATCTGGTACTCAATATTCATAAGCTCCATCTTAAGCTGAGCCTCTGACTTCATCTTCTCAATCTCGTAACCAATCTCTGCCTGCTTGATCATCATCTTAGACTGCGTCTCTGCTTGAATTTGTTGCATAGCGTTCTGAGCAGCCATCTGCTGAGACTGAGCATTGATCTGAGCCTGCATCTGTTGAGCCTGCATAGCGTTCTGCTGATCCTGCTCCTGCTTCTTACGTCTCTTAAGTTTAAGTAACTGATTAGCAAGCTTAATATTGTTTATCTCTCTAATATCTATAGCATCCTCAAGTGTAATAGCATCTCTTGAAAGCGCAACTTGAATGTTCTGCTCTAGCTTAGTCTTCTCCTCCTCATCTGGAGACATCTCTATAAATATACCGAAGTCGTATATGTATATCTCCTTAATCTCTTCAAGAAGACTTACATTATACTTACCGATCTGCATAGCGAATGTCTCTGCAAAGTCAGAGTACTCTAATATATCTGCAACCCTGTACGATATAGCCTCAGCTAATCCCTTAGTTATGCTTAGACTTCCGTCTAATATGTGTCTTGTTGCTGTGTTTGAGTTTGCCGCTGCAAGTTTCTGTAGACCAACCAAAGAGTTAGGATCTGGCATACTACCATCTCTAGCCTCGTTCAATCCTGTCACATCTCTAATCATACTTAGGTAGTGGTTGTAACTTCCAATTAATGAAGCTATCTTACCCTGACCACTGTTAGAGTTAAGCTCCTGGATAGGAACCCTTGCGTTATTAAACTCACCATCCTGAGTGTAGCTTCTACCGATTACACTACCAGTCTGGAAGTATAATCTAAGTGCATCCTCTGGATTGTATGCTGCTCCATTACCCAAGTCAACCTCGTTAAGTCCATCGGCATCGATGAACACACCGTCTGGTACAACCTTAGATATAACCTGCTGTAGTTTTAAGTGAGTAACCTGAATCAAGTCAGCAAATGGTATCATACGTCTAACCAAAGACTCTATGTTACCCTTATACATTCTTGGAGCTACTGCAATATAGTTTGGAAGCGCGTGCTGAGATGATGACTTAGGTCTTACCATATTCTTGGAAAGTTCCCACTTCAACATAATATTAGTACCCATCACCATAATACCATCGTACCACACGTCGATAGTCTTCTCGATCTTCTCGAACTTACCGTCCTCCATCATCTCGTTAGGAGGATTAAACGTGTCGTCCTTCTGAATTATTCTAACTCCGCCTGTATCTAGTACCTTTTTCTTGTAGACAAACTTCTTGGTTGTCTTATAGTTAACATAAAGAAGCGTGGCAGAGTCTCTACTAAATAAACTGTTCTGATAGAACTGTGCGTTGTTGTAGTAGTTGTACCAGGACTGGCTGTACTTTGAAATCTCTTCAAGCTGCTCGTTTGTAAGTGTAGGATCAATCTTAAGTAGCTCAGTAATAGCCACAGTCTTAATCTCACCCCAGTAGAAGCAATCTCTAAAGTGTGGATCCTCTGTGTAGCTATGAACTATATTAGCAGGATCTACGTAGTCAATCTGAACACCACTTCCTGGTAGGAACTGGTGTTTAACTATTCCCTTACCTAAAACGGCTAGGTCATAGTCAACCCTGCTTCTTATATCTGAGTACTTGTTGTCCTCTAGTATTGTATTGATAGCAGTCTCCTCAGCAATCTCTATCGCTGGTTTGTAGTTGATCTGCATAAATAAATTAAGCTCCTCTGAATCTTGAGGAAGTTGATCAGCATTTGTATCAAACGCATCAACCCCAAAGCTATCCTTTATCTGATTTAGAATATCCTTAGACACCATATCGGTTTCTATCATATCCTGATACTTGCTACGTCTCTCTGCAGATACTGCGTCTTGAGCGTAAGCCTTAACTCTAAAAAGTCTGTCAGACATACCGTTAACAACGATATCGACAAACTTTGGTATAATTGGAATCGGTGTCCAATCTAAATTCAAATGAGAAAGGTCACCATCTACTGATAACTCGTTCTTATATTTAGCAACTGATTGTTCTCCCCTTGCGTATAACCTAAGACGATGAAACTCACCCCACTGATTATAAAACTTACAAGTTCCACTATCTCTCCTAAACCACTCATACTGAACAGCTTGTGAGATCTGTAGTCCGTACTCGTATGATGCTTTTTCTTTGTCTGAAACAAATTGATTAGGAAAGCCAGCAGGATTAATTTTAATGGTTACATCCTTCATTTACTTTATTATTTCGCTATATCTTCCGTTGTTATTATATCTTGCAAATTTAATACTTATTTTCGAATCTTTTTTAACTGCTTGAAACGTGGATCTTTGCGTTGCCATTATAGCTAACCCTGAACTAATTGCGGCATCAAACTTGGTCCTGTCGTTTATATCAAACTTAGCCCAATCCTCAAGAGTCTTTGTAAAGTACATAGATCCCATCTCGTCTGGATCTCTGTACGTACCCTCTAAATCTAATCCTACGTACTTCTCTATATACGACTCAATTCCAGACGCGTGAGCGTGCTTAACGTCCTCAGATGAGTTAGGTATACCCCCAAGCTCTTTCTCTGTCTTAGAGAGCTTGTGAGAGGGTTTGTCAGGTCTATTTAACGAGAACGCTCTATAACCTCTTGTCTTAAAGTGATAAAGAAGCCTCTGCTTGTTGTTCTCTATAAGAACTGGCATACCGTAGAACACACACGCCATAAGCACATCCTCAAAGAATATCTCTGCAGTCTGCGGTCTGGCTATGTACTCAAGGAAGAATTCGTTGCTTGGTGCGTTGTCCATATTAAACTTGGTAAGTCCGTGAAGCGCACCCTTAGATCCACCACCACCTACCGTTCCAGATATGTCGTATGGATCACATCCAAATGCTCCAATATGCTCATTGCCAGGGTGCTTTATTCCGTTCCTTGTGATGACGTTATTCATAAGCTGATTAGATGGTATCCAGGAAACTAGGAATCTTCCCCTTATATCTGGAGTCCATACAACTGTGCTATCTTCTTTGCCGTCCTTCCAGTGAAACGAACCTCTTGTAAGAACCCTGTCCTTTATAAGCGAGTCGTTGTAGTCTATCTGCTGGTATATCTTGGTAAGGTTAAATATCGATGCCTTGCTCTCATCTCTAAACGCGTGACTCTCTGTCCTTGGGAACTGACGATAAAACTCGTTCAAAGCGTCAGGATCATTCTTAAGTGAGTCAACCTCATTCTCCCAGAAATCAATAGCACCTATCTTAATAGGTCTTCCATCCACGCCTTCTATCGGTGAATTAGGCTGTCTAAAAACAGGCATACCATACCTATCAATATAACCCTCAAAATTCCACTCCATAGGAATAAACAGAGCGTATAGTCCCGTCTTTGTTTGTCCATTCGCATTTCTTGTTGTTATCTTAGAGTCCTCGTATAATTTCTTAAAGTTTCCACCACCCTTCTCAAGGGCATTTACCGTGGATCCCATCAGGCACTTGCCAATGATCTTGCTACCCAAACGTAGACAGGTCTTACGAACCCTCCACCCATTTAGTATGTTGTTTGGTTTCTCAAGCTTACCAGACTCGTCCTCAATTAGTAGTCTTAACTTCTCACCGTCATACGAGTTGTCTGATGTGTTACTCCAGTCGATAGACGTGTCTAATCCCTCAAGGTTTGAGTTGTCGCTCTCGTACATATTCTTCTTGGTAATCTTAGACGCTGGTACTCGGTATGCTAACTCGGTCTTAGGCTTATCCATACCGTCCATAATAGGCTTGAAGAAGAACGGGTAGTTGCTTGATATTGGCACAACCTTATCGGTAAACATCGCCTTGGCATCTCCTCCAGTCTTTGAGCATATCCCAATCCTTGCATTCTTTGCAAGCGTCGCAACATTTACAGACTCAGACGATGCCATGAATGAAAAACCAGAACGTCTGATCTTTAGGTACGTCATTCCGAAGCATCTATCATCAGCCTTGCAAGCCTCCCAGAATATAAAAAATATCCTGTTAGCCTCACGGAAGTCAGGGTGACCTACGTCAATCTTTGTCCACTGAAGGTACATATAGTGGCTCCCTGTTATATATGTAGGCACGCCATTGTTCATAAAGAACATACCCTCCTCACGTCTAACGAACTCGTTCTCTATATAGTCAACCCACTTAGCCTTGAAGTCCTTCTGCATAGTGTGCCACTGAAATATAGACTTTATATTGTTAAGCTCCTTTGGATATTCTGCTGCCTCCCAGTACTGTTTCTCTTTCTTTTCGTCCCTTTTATACACAATATTTGGGACGAGAGGTAGTGCAATATTAAGTCCGTTTATATTATATATCTCACCAATAGTTCCGTCCTTAGAGATTACAACTATGTCGTACTTCTCATTGTAACCGTACTCCCAAGACCTCTTGTTATTTCCGCCAGTAAGTATACCTGCAGGAATAAGATTATGAACTACGTTACTTAGACCTTCCCTCTGCGAATCCTTTGATTGTTGGCTCCTTTGTTTTTGACTCTCCATTGATTAACTCCTTCTCTAATTCAATTCGATTAAGTATTTGAAAGGCATCCTCTATCGCGAGCCTTTTTGTAGCAGCAGCGTTCTTGAGTTTATCTGCCGTCAAGTCTGTCTCGTCACCAGTGATAATCTTATCCTCAGCGACTTTTATAAGTTCATCAACAGCCTTGTATCCAGCCTCGATGATTCTCTTCTTTATATCCGTTAGTTCCATTTGACTGTAATATTTTTAGTGAACATCCTGTAAAGTTTCTCTCCGTCAATAGTAAACTCGTACTCGCTATCTGGTTCAAACGAAACCTCGTCACCCTC